CCAAGGAAAGGATGAAAAGTGAGCAAATTAAAATTGTGGGATAGCGTTTCAAAGACTGATCCAGCTATTACCAAGGCAGTCAATTTCGGCAGAAAGTTTACAGCGATCTGCCCCCAGTCGCAACTCAAGCGTGCGACAGAGGTATTTGGAATGTTCGGAGAGGCCTGGCGGCTCGAAGATTTCAAATGGACATATATCGGTGACCCTGATAGCCCTGCGGAAGTTGTTCTTCAATGCAACTTCGTTGTTAGCGAAGCACACTGGTTTCCAGTGGTTGTCGGAATGCGGTGGAAGCCCGGTCAGGACATCCACACAAAGCTAATGACGCATGCTAGAAGCAAGGCGTTAAGCATGCTCGGCTTCAACAGCGATATCTATGAAGGCAAGTTTGACGATTCTAGATACGTCGAACACATGAAAGACCTGCACTCTAAGCAGGCAGAGCCGGAAGCGGAACAACCGGCAACAACAGGTCGAGACACAGTGCTTGCTGAAATCTCAAAGAGATGTACTGAGCTGGGGCTGGAACCAGAGAAGAAGAAGATGTTGGTCGCCGGGTGGCTGGCTGACTTTAACGTGAAGTCGTTTGCGGAATTAACTGCTGAACAACTTCGCATGTGTTTAGAAGAGGTAAACGAGTTACACGTTTAGAAAGTGGGGTCAAGGATGGCTATTGAAGTGAAAGAAGAGTGGTTAGCGGCAACTAATCGTGAGTTGCTCGCAGAAGGCGAATATGAGTTTGAGATTACCGACGCTGAAGAGGCTGTTAGCCGTGCTGGTAACGAGATGATCAAGATCAGCTGCAAGGTGGACGCTAAGATTCCACGGTTCATCAACGACTATCTAGTCGGCAGTGAGAAAGCGTTCTGGAAGGTCAAGTCGCTATGTTCCTCGGTGGGGATCGAGAACATGCAACCTGGCATGGTGCTAGAGCCGAGTGACCTCGTTGGCAAACGTGGCGTGTGCGTGATTGCAATCGAGCAGGATGAGTACGACGGTAACAATTTTGAGCGTAACACCATTAATGATTACCTCGTTAAGGACAAGCCGCCGGAAGAGAAGAAGCAGTCAAGAAAGCGTAAGCCGGTAGATATGCCGGAGGATGATATTCCATTCTAAGGAGATGTAGATGTACACCGCAGTGTTTATCGCAATTGGGGAAAGCAAGATCGTGATAAAGGCAGCGGGGGATGATGAGGCGAGCGAAGAGTTCAAACGCCTCTGGCGTAATGTGGGTGAGCGATACGGATTCGCAGTGGGCTGGTTGTTTAGTGAGTCCGGTCGCTGCCTGCATTACTTTTCGAAGATTGACTATGAATATTAGAAGCAATGGCAGGATACATAAAGTTGCACCGCAAGCTAATGGAAAGCGAGATATTTCGCGACCCGGCAATGCTCAAGACATGGGTGTGGATACTCATGAGTTGTAATTGGGAAGCACGCCGTACTCTCAGCGGCATTTTGATCGAACGGGGTGAGATGGTGACGGGCTATCGCAAGGCTGCGAGCGTCTTAGATGTTGATAAGAACACTGTGATGAGGCATTTTCAGAAGCTTCAATCGGCAGACATGATCAGGGTCAACAGTGGGACACATGGAACGCACGTTAAAGTCTTGAAATATAGTGCTTATCAGAGCGAAGACGCTGACGGGTGGGACGCAGGTGCAGACGCAGGCGCATACAAGATTGCAGACACTAGCGCATACACCAATGCAGACAACATTGCATACGAGAATAAGAAGAAAGAAGTTAAGAAGAAAGAAGAAAGAAAAACATACTCTGTTTCCTTTTCAAAGTTTTGGGATTTGTACCCAAAGAAGGTTGGAAAAGGTGCAGCTAACCGTTCATGGAAAGCTGCCGTCAAGAGAGCCGATGCGAAGCACATTCTGACTGCGGCGGCTAACTTTTCCAAGAGCAGTAAAGCTCGGGGTAAGTTCTGCCCCAACCCAGCAACCTGGCTCAATCAGGAGCGTTGGGAGGATGACCCGTCAACATGGGTCGATGAAGCCGTCGCTCCGATCTATAAGCCGGTTGTAAAGAGCCAAGAGCAAACAAGGCAGGAACTGCTGGAAATTGAACATGTTGCTCTGCGGACAAAGTATCGGCAGATCGAAGACAAGGAATCGAAAGAGGCGAAAGAGCTGTTTAGCCGGATGGAAAAGATTAGAGGTGCGCTGTGAGTGCGATTCGGAAGGATTCTAGGACAGATGAAAACCTGTATGAGTGGTTTTTGAGAGTCGATGAAAACGGGTTGGCGGTAGCCACAGAGACTGGCTGGTTTTGTCTCAACGAAGCGGAGCAGGATGAAGTCTACGAAAAGCTGAAAGCAATCAGGAGTGAGTTGTGAACATTCTTTACCTCATGCTGGCGTTCTTAATGAGCATCGGCTGGTTTATGTGGAACTTTATCAAGGAACAACAGATATGCGAACGCGAATGATCAAAGTTGGTGAGCGAAACAGAGTGATGATACGAACCAATTCTTCGGATGTAATGTGTCGGCTCGCAGCCGCTGCGAAGGAAGAAGGATTGGTGGAAGTGGGCTTCCTAAAATTTTGGATGCACGTTGCGTTCGGAGCGAAGAAGAAAAAACAACCTAAATGATTGGGCGTTGGTGAGCCTGTTTTTATTACTACCCGTGCCGGGCTATATCGGCATTCCTATATTTTTAACGTGTGAATGGATTCGAAGATGGACAAGTTAGCAAGCGAAATTGTCGAACGACCGAACCACTACATCCGTGGCGGCTTAGAGTGCTTTCACACGTTTCGCAAAGTCCAGGGTGATGACAAGGCAGTCGCTTTTGCACTGGGGAATGTTTGGAAATACATATGGCGGGCGACAGGCGATGACGCAAAGCATCAGGAGCTTGCAGGTCAGATCGAAGACTTAGAGAAGGCTGCGAAGTACATCCGGTTAGCAGTAGAGGTGCTTAAAGATGAAAACTCGTGACAAATGGGGCAGCCGGAGAAACGTTGCAAGTAGCAATGCGGATATCCCAAAGGTTGATTGTCCTTTTTGCGGAAGCCGAAAACTGCGTACGCATAGCCGGGCTAACAAATCAGGCACGAGCTACTGGGTGCAGTGCGAGTGCGGAGCAAAAGGTGTAACCGCAGCGACGAGACGTTCAGCCGGTGCTGAGTGGAACAAGAGAGCGTCGGTGAAACCACCAGTGGCACATGCGATGCATCGTGTACTTAAGGATGCGGAGCCATGCTGTTGTTGTGATTCACAGCCGGAAGTGTTGAGTTACAACGTCGGTTCACAGATTAGATGTACAAATCCAAAGTGTTTTACAGCGATTGGATTCGATAAGCATCGATACAACCGCGAAGAACTAACGGAGATGTGGAACAGCCTTCATGAGATAGGCGAAGGCAGTGTGAAACTGAGGAAGTTCAAAGATGAAGATAGTCAAAATCTGTAACCGCTGTAACACAGAGCATACCGATGTAAGGTGTTGTCCTAAGTGTGGATGCCCGGAGTTCAGGATAAAGAAATGATAACAGTCGGAGAGTTGTTCGCCGGGATTGGAGGCATTGGGCTAGGCTTGGAGATGACCGGAGGCTTTGAGGTTAAGTGGCAGGTAGAGCGTGACAAGTATGCTTTACAGGTCCTGGAAAAACATTGGCCGGAAGTTGTAAGGCATAACGATGTCCTTACGTTTCCTCCTGATGACAGCGACTCGTGGAATGTGGATTTAATTTGTGGAGGATTTCCTTGTCAGGACATTTCTAATGCTGGCAAGAGAGAAGGATTAGATGGTGAAAGAAGTGGACTCTTCTATGAAATTGTGCGAATTGCAAAAAGACTCAGACCAAAATACTTACTCTTGGAAAACGTCTCAGCTCTCCTTATTCGGGGGATGGGAGACGTACTCGGAGAGCTGGCCTCGGTCAGCGGTGATAACGACGAGCCTTACTTCAAGCGGCTGGAGTACCACTGCATACCGGCTGCCGCCGCTGGTGCGCCTCACCGACGTGATCGCGTCTTCATATTGGCCTACGCCGATAGCGACAGACGGGACGAAGTGTCCAAGCGGCAGTCTATCGCGTGCCGTTCGACCGGATCTGAAATTCAGTCACAGAAAAACCGGCAGGACGCAGTTTATACCAACCCCGGCAGCACAAGATGGCAAAGGAGCAGCGTCGAAGAGATTCAGAGGATCGAAACATTATCGAGGCAACTTAAAAGAATGGGTCAGGAATTCAGAAACGGACACTGGAAAACTGACTCCGGAATTCACCGCTTGGCTGATGGGGTTCCCCGCCGGGTGGACAGACTTAGGTGCTTAGGAAATGCAGTAGTTCCGCAAGTGGCACAGTTTATTGGTGAAATGATATTGGAGGAAGATCGTGATTTCTAGTTGTCCGTTTTGTAATTCATCAGCAGTGCAAGTACTTGAAAACTCAGATTCGTGTTGGGTCAATTGCATGGATTGCAATGCAGATGGTCCAGTAACAGAGAATATAGATCAGGCGATTTTGGAATGGAATAGAGCAGGAGTTACCAATGGGCAAGATGCAGCGTGACAAAGGAGCCAGGGGCGAGAGACAACTGGCAGAGAAGCTTTCAAAGCTGCTTGGGGTGGAGGCGTATAGGTCGTGCCAGTATGCGGGCAAAGAAGGTGCTGGCGATGTCCTCGGCGTGCCCGGAATTCATGTCGAATCAAAATACACGGAACGTCTAAATTTATATGCCGCCATGGATCAAGCTGAGGAGGATTGTGGCAAAGAGATACCAGTGGTGTTTCATCGTAAGAACCTGCGGCACTGGGTCGCAATAGTGAACCTAGATCAATTAGTAGAGTTGGCACGAGCAATAGTGGAGATTGTTGATGACTGAGTATTGGAGCGGATTTGCGGCAGGAGCGGGAGCAACAGTCGCAGTGCTAGGAGGCACGATATTTTATTGGCTGTTTGGGGCAGTTAAAAAAGGCATGGGAGCTATGGCGTGGAAGGAAGATAATGAGGCCGACG